CCTCCCTTCATCTCAAACTCAAACATAGGGAAGATAGTTTCATGTCTTCCTTCAACAGGGTTTGGTTCTGCCCTGTATGACGTTGAGACACAAAAAAATCCTTCTACGGAAGGATTGGATAACAATTCATATTCTAACCACATCTGACCTGTTTGTGGTAGTGGCCATACCTGACCATTATAATTATATGTTGCTACTGTTTCTGGGTCTTCACAAGCAGCAAGGATACTCAGACGATTTTGTGTATGAACTTCTAGGAAATTTTTAGACAAAAAAAATGACCTTAAACGGTCAACTGTCTCACTATATTTTTTAGGGTCAATCAGCGCAGTCATTTTAATTCTTGACAAAACTAATTTATTTAGACATCAATCATTTTCTATTTTGTCAGGACATACTAATGCATTGCGAAGGTCTCTTGCCTGTAAATTATGTTCACATAATTTATTCATCCAGATCCTATCATCCAGATCTACTTCACCGTCAGTAGATATCATACGACAGCAGATATCTACTATTCTATTGCGGTACTTTGTACTTAACATTATTTTTTAAAAGTTTGTTTACCACTAATTCCTTTCTTATTTTCCTTCACATCTTCATCTTCCTGTTTAGATTCTAAAGGTTGACCGTGCTTATCAACAAGACCAAGTTTCTGAATCTCTCCAAAGGTAGACTTTTCTTGTCTCTTAATCCTCTTATATTCTTTTAAAATTTTATCTACTTCAGATAAACGTACCTTAACATTCAGTTGACCTCCTTCTTCATCATCTCCACTAGCAAAACCAAGTCCAGTTTGATCTGATTTTTCTTTCTTTGCTTCTTTATCATCTATGTAATCATTAATACCTTCCTGAATTTCATCATGGATAAGTGCATTTATTTGAGCTCTTAATAACTCATCATTGTCTTTGTTTTTACTCATAGTTTTCTCCTCTTTTTCTTTTCTGTAGGTGCCTTAATACCCCATAGATTGGGTCTTACTGTACCATGGCCATACTCAATTTCCTGTACACAATCTTTTCCATAACGATCATAGTACATATCAAAAACGTTTACCATCTTCTCAGAACGAGTCACATCTAAAAGTTTCTCACCTTCCACAACATAGAATACATTAAATGCATCCGTAGGAAGTTTTTTATCTTGTGTTTTATCTAGAGTTGTTTTCTCTAGAATAATCTCACAAGAGTAAGAAGAAGGATCAAACTTCTTCTCTGGTTTTGGTTTTAGTTCATCAGACACTGCTTCTGCTCCTCGTCTTCTCTGAGTACCACCCGCTTTTATACTCATGAACGATTACCCCACTGAATATCTTGATAAGCTTGCTTCACATTGTCAAGTGAAACATTATACTTAGTTCCAAGATCCTTATCCTTTACAAGACAAAGTATTTCTGCTTCTTTTGGATGAAGTCCCTGAAGTAAATCAATGAACATCATTTCTCTACGTACTGTAGATAGACTACCATTACCGCCCTGAACATAGTGATAGAAGTTTCGATACTCTCTACGAATGGTTGTCTTATTTCTACCGTCTAAGTCCTGTCCTGTAGCTGATTCGCCTCCCTGTGCCTCTCTAGCAATGTTTTCTGAGAGACTGCCAGCAAATGTAGTCTGGGCAGTAGACTCGCCATATGGAACCTCTCCTGGTGGTAAAAGACTGATCACAGAACTGTCAAAGTTCCAAACAAATAAAACCTTTAAACAATCATGCTCATAATTCTTAAGAACTTCTACCTTCTTAGCATTGGTTTGTTGAGCATTTGCTAGTCCCAATACCTCATGTATAAAAGGATTAATAGGAAGAGAATCTGTAGCAGGTGCTGCCTCTACTGCTGCCACTTTCTTTGCAGGTGCCTTTGTTGCCTTTGCCTTTGCTGGTAACTTAGGTCCAGTACTCTTAGCAGGTCTACCCCTCTTCTTCGGTGTTGTCTTCGTCGTTGTCATGTGTTTCAATTCTTAGAGCTAAAATTTCATCGGGAACTAACTGTCCGTTCGCATCAAACATTTCTGGATGAGTATACACTACTTGGGGTGTTGTTTCATAGGAATGCTGTCTTGCCATCCATCCTATCATACCTCCTACTAATAATGCAAGGAACGACACAACTGTCGTTAAAGTTAATGTTACTATGGTCTGTTCCATGGTACACCTCCAAAGTGTTATGTTTTTCTAATGTCCAGGTAAACATTAAAGTGAAAAACAATCTCTCTGTTCCAGAGTGATACCAGTTTTCCAAATTTTACCTGAAAGGTTTTCGGTTTGTCTGGTTTCTTCCTCCTATTACGTAACAATAACTCAACACCTCTATTAATTTCTAGAGGTTCGTTTTTATTTAGATCCCTTTTTTCGTCTTCCTGGTTTTCTGTCATTACTATACCTCACTGCATCCTCTAGGATCCCTCCTAAGTATGCCATTATTTTTCTTGCTTTGGGTTTAGGGATGTGATGATATGCCTCCCTTATTTGTTTGTGTTCGTTGTCTTTACCTCCTTTGATATATTCTTTCAACTCTACCACTTCATCAGCAATTTCCTTAGCAGTAGAACTCTGAAGAAAAGAATCGACCTCTGCCTTTGTCGTTTTACGATACTTTAAAAACTCATAAAACTTAAGCTGCATCTTCCCCTCGAAAGCATACTCAATGGCATGTTCGAGCATATCATATACATTTTCAAAATCGTCTTTCATTAGACTAATTTCTTCTCCTTAAGATACTGAACTGTTTCGGTACATCCACCAAGGTTGGTAGAATCTATGACCACTTGAGGGAATGTAGTTCCCTGACCAAACTGACCATAAAATGATTGTTTATCAAAGTGTTCATCTAATTTATAAACTACATGATTTAACTGTGCTAACTCTAATACTTGTACTACTTTTGTACAATAAGGGCATCCTTCTTTGGAATAAACAGTAAAATTCATATGGACTGTCTAAAAATTTTATTTAGATGGTGATTCATCTTGAGTCTCCTTAATAATACGATGATAGTCTTCAGCACTATCAATAATTGCTTTCTTCAAATCTTCCAAGTCCCACACAATTTCATCATTATTCTGCGGTTCTGTGTTCATTACTCAAACGTTGTAAGTTCTCTATACTTTTTATACAGTTCACCCATCTTAGGTTCTGTATCACGGGACTTCCACATCTGTCTGAGGATTAGTTCCATATCATCCATGGGAATCACTACGGATAAGTTCCCGTGAGTATAAGGTTCAGTCATCTTCCCTCCCTTGATTTGTTTCTAATAGTAATATGATTACCCTCGATAGCAAAGTCTAAGTAATCAGTATGATCCCAACCAAGTTCCGCATAAAGACCATTTAACTTATCCATATCATCCCACAGATCAGTGGGAGTAGGTTCACCCCAAAAAGGATTTTCTTCCATTATGCAAACTGCTGTAGGTTGTTTAGTATATATTGATATGCATCTACTATATCACCCTTATCCTTTCTGAACAAGTCTTTATCAAAACTTTCTGTCGTACCTTCCTTCCAGAGTCGCATCCCGTCAGGTGATAGTTCATCAGCCAAGAGTAGATTGTTGTTAGAATCATAACCAAACTCCAATTTAAAATCAACAAGTGTAAGACCTATCTCACGAAAGATCTGTTTCAGTATAGCATTAACTTCTCTTGCTTGATAGGTCAATTCATCTATCTCATCACCATACCCCATCAAACAAATACGATCCTCTGTAAGTAAAGGATCATCTTTAGCATCATCTTTTAAGTAAAACTCAACCAAGGGCCAATCAATAATCTGACCCTCCTCTAAAGTTGTCTGTCTTACTATAGAACCAGCAGCAATGTTTCTTACCACAACTTCTATAGGAATAATATCAACCTTCCTACAACACATAGACTTATGCGTTGGCATAGTAATGTAATGAGTTCTAATATCCTCTTCCTCTAACATGAGAAAAAGTAATCTAGAAATCTCACAACAGATAGAACCTTTATTCTCCACATACAATTCTTTCTTACCATTACCAGCAGTGACTCTATCTTCATACTGTATGAGAACTTCATCAGGATTATCAGTATCAAAGACTGTCTTTACTTTTCCTTTAACAAATGTCATTCCCATTTCTCATAAGGTGGTTCAGGTTCATTAATACGATGTGCAAACTTCTCACTATCAAAGTATGATCTACCTCTCTTACCATCTCTCTCATCCAATACTTCATTAATAAGTATCTTCAACTCTCTAACCATCTCTTGAGTGTGTAACCTACGAGGATATATCATCATAGGTTTATGTGGTTGTGCTTTACCAGTTGGTTTATAATTAGGATCAGTAGGACCACTCATCCCTTGTGTATCAATCTTACTCATACTATCCCTCCCATATCATATCAGGCATTGCTCCTGGTTGTTGTTTTCCTATGGTCAACATAAGAATAAAATAAGAAACAAACCAAATAATATTAAACAACCATGCTTGTCTCCAAAGATATTTTCTCACTCCCATAGCAAGAAATACATTTCTAACTGCTTTAGGATCATCTTCATTACCAGTTGCTCTTAAGATCTGTTCTATTATCACCGCAATGATTGTACCTATCACTAAAGGATAGAATACAAAATTTGCGAATGACATTATTGCTATTAAAAAAGTCATTAGTCCATTGAACCTAGGTCGTTATGTCTAACAGGTCTCTTTAACATACTCTCCATTGATTTAGGATCAACAGAGACAGGTCTATGATGCTTCATACCCACATGATTACCATCATCAGGAAGATTACCTGTCATAAGATACTCAATCGTTTCTTTACATCCTCTAAGATAATGAAGTTGATTCTCAACCTTCACCCATTCTTCATGAGAATCTAAAAGTTGTAATTTTTTGTCTTCCATCTGTGCTGTTCTCTTAGTGAAACGAGATAGCAATTGTTCATAATTCTCAGTCTCTTTCATGATAATTTTTTTCTTTATGTATACATTCTACCAATCAGGGTACATCCAGTCAACCTTATCTGGATTACTTTTTCTTCGTTTCTTAATACGTTCTATCGTACACTCCTTACATTCATAGGAATATGAGGATAATAGATTCATATTTTTACGTACACGATAGTATCCATTTAAAAGATTCTTTCTTTCCTTACAGACTCTACATACTCTTTCTTCCAATAAGAGATGTCCAAGTTTTAACTGCTCGTCTAATTCCATGTATTAAAAAAGACCCTAAGTTAATTTAGGGTCCTAACCATTGCATTATATACATCATCTGGTGGGGGAGATTTCACATACGAATCTAGCCATATATTTCCTGCAACAATTAATCTATTAACATTAGGTTCTTGCACTTTATCAACTCCATGTATTCTCCATGGAGGCCAAGCAAAGAAATCTCCACTCTCTTGTTGATCGGGATATATCTTATTATTATCATCATCTAAAAAATAAAAACATTTATTATTTGATGCATCTATAATATGGTTAAAAGATATAATTTCTTTACCAAGAAAATAATCATGAGATTTATCAGTAGTACCACTAAAATGCTCATGAGGATCATGAGTGGTAGTTTCTGAATTATACATTTGTACCCAAATATTATACGTATAGGTTGTTCTTTTAAACATCCCCAAATCTCTCATCATCTCTTCAATCAAATTCCCATAATAAGGAAGTAATATATCATTAAAACCTTTAATTGTTTTATGATATGAAGAATAGAACTTTTTTTTGTTCTTATAATTTACATGTACCCTATTAATAATTTCAGTATGAAGATTCTTAGAAATTTTTTTATTAGCACTCCATATAAACATAAAAAAGGAGGGTATTAACCCTCCTAGTATAACAGATTATTCTGTTTTTATCAACCGATGCTTGGAGCAACAAGTGCAACTTCAGATGTCTCAGCAGATGCTAAGTCAAGTGGGAAGTTGTGTGCATTTCTTTCATGCATAACTTCCATCCCAAGGTTTGCTCTGTTCAGAACATCACCCCATGTAGGAACAACCTTACCAGATGCGTCTACGACTGACTGGTTAAAGTTAAATCCATTAAGGTTAAATGCCATTGTACAGATACCCATAGAGGTTAACCAAACACATATAACTGGCCATGATGCAAGGAAGAAGTGAAGACTTCTACTGTTGTTGAATGATGCATACTGGAAAATAAGTCTTCCGAAGTATCCATGTGCAGCAACGATGTTGTATGTCTCTTCTTCTTGTCCGAACTTGTAACCATAGTTCTGAGAATCTAACCCAGTGGTTTCACGGATAAGTGAAGATGTAACAAGAGAACCG